CACCAGCAGGCGTTGACCCTAACCTGCCACAACCTGACATTGCAGTTCAACCTGGCGCTGTAGACATTGCTGTTGGCGATACTTCGCCACAGACACCAGCCAATCCAGATAGCCCAATGGTCGGTGAAAACTTGGGCATAAACACTATGCGATCAGAGGGCTAACTGGTAAAATGACGAAGCCGGGAAGTGCTGATACACAACCCGGCTTCTGACCACATCATGCCTCTGTCTCTTGGTGGGACCAACACTGACGACAACGTGCAGTTGCTGAGAAAAGAGTGCAACCTTAAAAAGAACGCCAAGCACCCAATAGACTTCATGCAGAGCAGGGGATTCCTTTTGTAAGGTTTGCTAGGCATTCAGTCTAAAGTCAATATCGACGCAAGTGGAATCGGATTCCACTGCACAAGCGATTCCAGGCGTGCAACAAAACACATCGCCACAGCTACCACCGGTTCCACAGCAGGCAGACGGAGCCATGAACGGGATTGAGACTGCCAGAACGACCGACAACTTCAACCAAGGAAACCCATGAACACAGAAGCAAGCATCGAATCCGAAATCCAGGCCAAGGGATTGACCGCGCCCCGCGTGACGCCTGCTGACATTGAGGCGAACATTGCCATCGAGCGTTATTTCACGGCTTTTGATGGAGTTATGGGTGAACTTGCATCCGATGGTGTTGAGCCATCTTCATTCAAGCGGAAGACTTGCCCAAAGCAACTGAAGCTATTGACCTTCTGCGTGCTGATCCTTCGCAACGGCTTCACAGTGACCGGAGAATCAGCTTGCGCAAGTCCTGAGAACTTCGACGCCGAGATAGGCCGCAAGATCGCACGCGAGAACGCCAAGCAGAAGATTTGGCCGCTGATGGGATATGAATTACGGTCGAACCTGACAAGTCAATCCGCTAAGGTTTGCACGCGCAAACACTCCATTGCATAGTCACACCGCAACCTCGTGAGAGGTCGCACAAATAGGGCAACCCTGTGAAGGGTCGCATATCCGCAAATGGAGAGTGAAAGGGGCTTCGGCCCCTGTCCTCGCAAGCCTTCAAAGCGGCCACAGCGACAAGTGGCGAAGGAAATGATGAAGACACAAGAAGCGTTTTATCTGGAACACCAGGTTAATGGCGAACTGACTGATGCGCAGACGATGCAAATGCTGAATCTGCCCGAGGGCGATAGCACGCAAGTGCAAGGCGATGTGCCCGACACCGCAGCAACAGAAGTGAAACCAGAACCCACGGTGGAAGTGGTTGAAGAACCCAAGCAAGAGCCGGTGATTCTCGCAAAGGACGGTATCCATACGATTCCGTTCGAGAAACTGACAGAAGCAAGGGAATCGGAGCGAGTAGCCCGACAGATTGCCGCTGATTTGCAGGCGCAGTTGGATGCACTGAAAAGCGCACCCGCAGCGAAGGTGGAGACACCTGAACCAGTAGACCATGGCGATGTGTTTGGAGATTTCTCCGAGGAAGCTATCGCAAAGGGCGTTGAAAAGCTGGTCGCAGCGAAAACCGCAGCGATCACGGCAGATTTAGAGGCGCGTTTGGCCGCTGTACTTGCACCACTGCAAGCAAAGCAAGTCGAATCCGCAGCAGATCAGCACTTTTCGGCGATTGATGCAAAGCATCCAGACGTTGAATCAGTTGTACCGAGCCAAGAGTTCAACAACTGGATTGACTCTCAACCAAGTGTCACGCGAGGCGCGTTGAAACACGCTATCGAGCAAGGCACTGCGCAGGAGGTTATCGAGGTTCTCGATGCCTACAAGGCGTCAACAGGTAAGACGGTTGCAGCACCCGCGAAAGTGGATGCGGCAGCGGCTGCGCAAGCAGTGATTGCGAAGGCACAAGCGGCACCGCCTATGAGTTTGTCGGAGATTCCGGCAGGCGCAAACGTAATGTCGGATGAAGTCAACGCAATGATGGAAATGTCAAGTACGGGGCTATTGGGAAAGTTTGAGGGCAAGTCCCCCGAACAGATCATGGCCCTAATGAGCCGGGTTCTTTGAACCTTTTTTAGCAACACCGGGATGGTGTGGCTGGTCCCTTTGAAGGAGTTTTTAACATGGGTGCTACCAATTTGCCTTATGGCAGTCCGCAGGCGATTACCCTGCAATCCGCTGGTCTGTTCGCTGCAAATATGCAACGAAACACGACTCTCAACCGCCTTACCGGGAAACTCCCGCAACAGGCAGACGCTGAATCGACCATTCGCAAGCAGTCGTCCAATGAAATGCCAATCGTGCGTTGCATGGACTTGCAGAAAATGGCCGGTGACGAAATCACGTTCGACCTGATCAACCCAATGGGTGGCAAGCCAATCATGGGTTCTCGCAATGCCGAGGGCTTGGGTCGCTCCATGTCGTTCAGCCAAGACCGTTTGCGCATCAACCAGGCACGTTACCCCATCAGTGCCGGTGACACGATGACGCAGCAACGCACTCCGCACGAGCTGCGCAAGCTGGGCCGCGCCCTGGGTGAAAACTACATGAACCGCCTGGCCGATCAGTTGATTCTGACCCACATGGCCGGTGCGCGTGGTTTCCATGACAACATCGAGTGGGCAGTTCCCAAGGCTTCTGATGCTGACTTTGCGGAAATCGCAGTCAACACCGTGAAGGCACCGACAAAGAATCGCCACTTCATGTCCACTGGTTCCGGCATGGAATCAATCAAGGCCGCTGCAAACGAAATCACCATCGCTACAACCGATGTGATGAACGCCGATCTGGTTGACTCCATTCGCACCCAACTGGACAGTATGGCAGTTCCACCCCCTCCTGTTGTCTTTGAAGGCGACAAGATGGCGGCTGATTCCCCATTGCGCGTGCTGTTGGTGTCGTCCGAGCAGTACACATCGTTCCTGCAATCGAACAGCGGCAGCTTCCGCACCCTGCAAGCCAACGCGATGGCGCGTAGCCAGCAGGCCGGTAACAACCCCCTGTTCATGGGTGACGCTGGTTTGTGGAATGGCATCCTGATTATCAAGATGCCAAAACCAATCCGGTTCTACGCTGGTGACTCTCTGCGCTGGTGCGCTTCGTACACCAGTGAGACTGAAACGGCCACAGACTTGGTGCCAGCAGCATTCGGTACAGGCTACGCGGTTGACCGTGCGATCCTGTTGGGTGGTCAAGCACTTGCCGAAGCCTGGGGCAAGCATGTCAAGACCGGCAACCCATTCTTCTTCTCGGAGAAGGAACTGGACCACGGCGACAAGCTGGAATTGTTGGTCGGTGCGATCAATGGCCGCTCGAAGATTCGTTTCGAGATTGACCATGGAAATGAAAAACAGTTCACCGACTACGGCGTGATGGCGATTGATACCGCTGTCAAGCTGCAAGCCTAATAGCTTGTATGGCCGGGTAACTCCGGCCAGCTTGTTTACCAATCATTTTTAGGAGTTTCCATCATGGCAACCATCACGAAAAAGAAAATCGCCAATCAAGCAACTTTTGGCGGCACGCCTTACGGCAACAAGACAACCCTTCAGTTCAATCTGACAACCAACTCGGTCGGTGCGTTCACTGATTCCGACACGGCAACCGGCATTGCCTTGGGCGATGTGGTTCGACTTGGAATCATCCCGGCAGGTATGCGTGTGCATGACTCGCAAGTCATTGTGTCTGACGCCTTCACCGCGTTGGTCACTGCGAACCTGGGTTTTGCCTACGTTGACGGTGTTGACAGCGCAACAGTGCCGCAAAGTGATACCTACTTCGGTTCTGGATTGGTGCTGAATGCTGTTGGTCGCCTGCGCAATGCAACGACCAATGCGCCTGTGACATTCCCCAAGGACGTTTACTTGATCGCGACCACTGCCGGTGCCGCTAACGCGGTTGTCGGTGTGGCTGATGTGATTATCGAAGGCGTGTTGACCGGCGCACCTTAATAGGTAGTCGGTAGAGAGTGGTAGGGCTTCGGCCCTGCCTTCACATTGATTTCAAGGACATGAACATGGACCAGCGACTTACATCCGTCAAATACATCGGCAAACGCCCAGAGTACACAGACGGAGCCTATGGGACACGAATTCACTTTGTTCAGGGCGAGTCGCACATGGTCCCGTCCGACATTGCACGCAAGATGCTCAAGCACCTCGACGTGTACGCACCGGGCGAAGAAGATGCGCCGGTCGCACCCATTCCAGAAGAAAAAGACCCCGAGGATGACGTTCAGGACTTGCGAGACTCCATCGCAATCATGGACAAGGACGCACTTGGTTCCTACGCGCAGACTCATTTCGGAACGAAGTTGGACAAACGTAAGGATGTTGGACAACTGCGTGCCCAAGTGACGGGTTTGGTTGACCAGTATGGAAGCGTATGACACTCACCGAACTGATTGCACAGTTCCGTACCGACTCTGATGATGCGGTAGCGCCTTACCTTGCGTCAGACGCCAACGTAACCGCATGGCTCAATGAAGCGGAACACGAGGCCGCTATCCGCGCAAGGCTTATCAGCGATGTATCGACTCCAGCCGTGTGCAGTGTTGCAATCACTGCACCGACAACCGTGTACGCGCTCCATGCGTCGGTTCTGGACATTACCCGAGCAGCATTCACGCCAACAGGATCGACAACCGAGTACGAGGTATTCATTGTTGACCGGGTAGACCAGGACCGCAACCGTCCGGGCTGGCGAACGACTACCGACATTCCGCAGCAGGCGATTCAAACCGATACGCAGTTGCAGCTTGGATGCATTCCAAGTTCTGACGGTGTTCTTGCGCTGGAAGTGAACCGCCTGCCACTGGTGAACATTGAAGATAGTTCATCCGAAGCCCCCGAGATTGGAGCCGTGCATCACAGGCATTTGGTTCAGTGGGCCATTCACAAGCACTTTGCACGCCCAGATGCCGATGTCCACGATACAGGTCGTTCTGACAAAGCACTTGCAGAGTTCACCCGTGTATTCGGTATCAGGCCGGATGCGGACTACCGCAGGGCAACGCAGGCCAATCGTCAACCGCACAACAAAGCATTCTGGTAAGGACACATCATGGCACGCGATCAAAAGTACAAAGAAACGAATGTGATTCCAGGCGGTGTTTTGGTTGACGAGAACAACCAGGTAGCAGGGTTCACTTCGCGTGGCGTGGACAAAATGCTTGTGTCCTATGAAACCAATCCCCTCAGCACAAGGATTCGCTAAGGTTTGCCAGTTTCTCCATTGATTTGCATGATGCCGAAATGGACCCGATCAAACATTTCAAAGGACTGAACAACGTCAGCGATCCGCTGCGCCTTGGAATGAGTTGGCTTGTCACCGCAGATAACGTGAACATCACGGACACCGGAGCCATTGAAAAGCGCGAAGGATACGCAGTTGCCCAGTCGGGGAATGTCACTGGGGCATACAGCACGCTAGATTTTCAGCGCATG